GTGCCCCTGCGTCGCCTTGATGACCTTGATTGCCTTGATTTCCCTGATTACCTTGGAAGCCTTGTGGGCCTTGTGCCCCAACGGTTTGGCCATTTACTGATAGGGTTGAATCAGCAACGGTCAATGTCGCAGTTCCAAAGTAAATTGTGTTTGTGCCAACATAGAGGCTACGCCATTTAAGATCACTGGTGCCTAAATCATATGTGTCATCTGCTGAAGGAACAAAGTGAGTGTAGGCTGTGATGCTGCTGGTCGAACCCGTTAAAATGTTAGTGATAGTTGAACCAACATAGGTATAGACACTAAAGGTTCCAGTATAATTGTTGCCATCACCCAATCTAATACCAGAACCATAATTATTATTAATACCTGATTGGATATCTAATTGATTATATCCATCAATATTGCTTAAACCACTTTGGCTTGAAAGCAATCTTAAAATATAAGAATTTACACCAACATAATTGGCTGTAGTATAGGGTGATAATTCCAAATTACCGCCTGGAGCAATACGAATCAAATACTTACTGGGGTCTGATTCTTGGTTGATTGTATCGGCATATAGTATATTAGTCACCGTTAAATTATATACCGTGGCTGAACTATCAGTAGTAAATCCACCTTGGGCCCCTTGGCTACCTTGACTGCCCTGTGATCCAGCCACACCAGCATCGCCTTGACTGCCCTGGGATCCCTGACTACCCTGTGATCCTTGGCTACCTTGATAACCTTGATAACCTTGATAGCCCTGGGCACCTTGGCTTCCACTACCTCCACCAATTTCTACGCCACCGGCGGTGCTGCCATTACCAATAAACAATTTTTCGGTATCGGTGGCCCATAATGGTTCGCCCTCTGCTGGGGTAATTGATTGTAATTCTGTTTCTGTGCCTCGTCTTAATTGTAATGGCATTTTATTCTTTCCTTAAACTAAATTGTAATCTACTGATAATGTAGGGTTATTAAAATCAACCACTCGAGCCTGCTGCTCAATACCAGCAATACTGGTTGCTTGAACAGGGCCAAAGTCATTGCTATAATATGCTGTTAGTTGAACCGTTTGATCCCCAAATTGAATACCTGCGGGGAAGAACGGTGCTCCAACACCTGAATAACTATAAATTCTACTGACATGTAATCTACTGGTGTTTATAGCACTACCAACTCGAACATATGGCGATGATAGATAGATAAAATCATCTGCGGATAGTGTTATATCATCGGTCTGTAATGTAATACTGGTAGAAGCATTACTGCTAATACTGGTAGCATTGGGACTCAATAAAATATTAGCATCTGGATATAAAGCACTACGGCGAATATAGAAACCATTAGTCTCCATATCTTCAGTAAGGCTGATATTACCACTGGTCGTAGCACTTAAAACACCGGTGCCGGCATCTATAGATAAACCACTGCCAACTTTTATACCGCCCAATGTTGATGTTGTGGCTACGGGCAATGAATAACTGACCTGACCAATGCTTACCGTATTCACACTCAATACACCAGTGGCTGTGTCAATATCCAAGAACTGGCCAACCTTGATACCGCCCAATGTTGATGTTGTAGCAATGGGTAAGGTGTAGGCAATTGTTCCCAAACTTGTGGTATTCACACTCAATATACCGGTGCCGGGATCAATATCAAGATAATCACCGACACGAATACTGCCCAATGAGGCAGTTGTGGCTATTGTGGTAGTTGAAAGGAATGAACCAGTTTGAACTGATAGCACCCCGGTAGTAGAATTGATCTCTAAAAAATTACCAACTTTTATACCACCTAATACCGTACTGCTGGCTATGGGTAGGCTTACGGTGCCTGTGCCGGTGCCAATTGCGGCAGTGTTCATCCGTGTGCCATCGGGGAATTCAATACCCGGTAAAACTCTAAAATATGAAGTCCCAGTGACCCCACCTTTAATGGCCTTACCTCCGTTTATAATAATATCATCATAGGAAGTTAAACCACCGGCAGTAAGACCGCCTGAAACATAAACACTACCGCCAATATCAACATCATTGGTTATATCTAATTGATCTGCTTTAATTTCTACATCGCCGACTGCGGTGCTTTGGGCTACTTCTTTGAACCAAATATGGCTTTTTAGACCTGCGGCTCTACTACCACTACCCACTTTCAATTCTGGATTGGCTACACCTGCTTCATAACCAGTGACAATATAAAAGCCAATAGTTTTTAGATCATCTGATAATTGCCAAAATTGTATATCGCCTAAATTAGTCCAACTGGCTTGATTGGTTCCATTTGTGACTAATACTTGACCATTCACACCTGCGGTAAGCGGATATCTTAAGGCACCGACTTGAAATTGATTTCTTATTGTGGCATTGTAAAATGAACTGGTGCCAGTATTACTATAGACCAAATTAGTAGCAGTGAAGATATTACCTTCAATTCGTTCTCCTGCTACATTCACACTACCGCCCACATATAGAGGTCCAAGAACTTCGAGACTTTCTGTGATGGTCATATCACCTTGTAGTGTAGTTGGCCCATCAAGATTGCTAACTTGTAGGCTGGCAAAACTACTGGTTCCAGCATTACTAACAATTCTATTTGAAGCAGTAAAGACACCTGTTAGTCTGGCACTGCCATTGATTAAGGTATTACCATCAATTTGAACCAGTGTATATGTGCCAACGGTATCTGAAAATCTTGTTGGACCGAGATTGGCTAAATTGGCTACTATTCGGTTATCTACTACAAGATCAGTTTTAATATAAGCACCATTCTCTACCACTAAAGAATAATCTGGATTTAATGTCGGTGTATAATTGCCTGTGGTATTAGTGATATAAACTGGTCCGCCAATTGTGGCAGTCGTAGTCACCGTCAGGTAGGCCATTGTGGCTTCGTGGAAATAGAACAATTCCCAATTTGTGGTATCACTTGGTGGTGCTACGGTGCTGGTGAATACGGTTCTAAATGGAACACCACAGATATAGAGACTTTTGTTGTAATCAACTACATCATTACGAAGATATTCTGTACCGCTGACCCAAGGGCCTTTGTTTTGTTCGACAAAGTCAAAACCTCCCGCAGTATCACTGAACACCGTGATGTCATTGACCACATTGGTAATTGAAAATACCGTATCAACATTAGTCACCGTGAATAGGATATCATCTACATTGACCGTGATATTATTGATAGTATCAGTTGCTGTGACTACAACTACGACACTGGTAGCGGATAGTTCAATCACGATATTATGCTGCCACTACAACAGAAGTATAATTTGTTGTGGTTATTGTAGTTGGATCTTGTGCCAAAACTCCGGGTTCCCAAGCCAATATCTTAGCCATACGGTGAATATTAGTCACTGGTGGGGTTGAACTATCAGTCCAATGAAGACTGATAACTAACAGGGGAACATTCTTGCGGCTGTCTGGCAGTATCCCGTTATCTTCTGGATATAGACCGCTGGGATGTGTGACATTTACGATACCCAAACTTGTGCTGGCTACCTGAACATAAGTGGCAGTTGAAACTACACCTTTGGGGAAGAATCCAATGACCTGACTATCTGTAAAATTAGGTTCGCCGTCGCGAGTATATGATATTGTATCAACAACTACGGTTTGATAGTCTAAAAGAAATGTCCAACCATTGATTGAACCATTAAAGTTATATGTGTAGGTTTTTTGAGTTGATGGAAAACTACCTTCAACCTTGATTGAATCTGGACCCCCCAAAAACTGGCCCAGTGTAAGAACGCCCCCTGCCATTTTATTTCTCCCATTAGTGGTAAAATTCTATAGCTGAGGCTATAGAAAGTTTTTTTGGCTGTGTTAGATTTATTTACCGAACTAATCAAAAAACTCTCTAATATAGCCGTTTTTAACTTGATCCGCCTGCGACCTTGTTGATACTGAATAGTACGCCTGGTGTTCTTGGATACACAGGTGCCACGGTGCTGCTTGAAATAGCGGCAATACCGATAGCGGCGTCAGTGGCGTTCCAATAAAGTTCAACATAGTCATCTTTGTTCAAATTCAATATAACCGGCACGGTCATTACTGCGGTTCCATCAATACTGCCGTGTCTGGCCGGCACCGTTATGGCAGTGGCTGAATCTGGAATATCACTACCATTACGACGATACCATAAAATGGCTCTATGAGCCGTATTGTCTGTGTTTTCAAATACAGCCGAAAATTGAGCGAAATATGTTCCTGAACTTGATACATTGATATGACTTGATGTGGTCAATGTGACACCATTTGAGATATCAGTGATATCAAAAGGTATAGCAACAACTTCAGTGGCTGTGGCAATACTCTGTGTTGCTGTGGTTAAGAACTGACCATAGATCGCAGGTGATCCTAAATCAATCCATTTGGTGCCATTATAGAATGCTGGGTATTTGGTGCTTTGGTTAGTGCCAGCGGGATCCCAACTGGCAGCATCTGCTACTGCCACGGTTCCTGTTGAATAAGAACTGGGTTCAGCGGTCAATGGTGTAAATGTGATCTTACTGCTAACCGTAGCAGTGGTCATTGACCAATTTAGGCTTGAACCTGTCGTATTGGTTAAGTTTGTGGCTGTTAAAGTTGTGACTATTTCATTAGCAACGGATAATTGATTAAGTGAGGCATTGTATGTGATATCATTATCGCCAAAGACATTATCGTAATCATTAAGAGGTTGAGCAAATAAAACATTATAGGTTCCTGAAGTGGCAGCACTGACAAATATTTGATCAGCAAATGTGGCTGTATTGATTGTGCCATCATTGGCACCTGCTGGTCTGGGGTTCCAAGTAAATGCTGTGCTGGCCGCACTTAAAGCACTGGTTCTACCTGCTGCTACGGTTCTGGCCTTCAAATACCAAGTGCCGGGTTTCAATGTGGTGATAACATCTGTAATAGTTTGATTAGCCACATATTCACCATCAACCGCACGCTCATTTTCAAGGAATACATAACCACTGGCTGATGAACTTGAATAGAACCATTCAATACTTGTCACTGGTTGGCTGGTAGCATCAATAGTAGAAGAAATAGTAAAGTTGGGCACATTAGCAGTTTCATTTACATTTGATACTACTGGGGCCGAAGGTGCCGGCAGACTTGATCCTCCGAAACTGGGGATACCTGAACCATCTGTGGGCACATATTGGCTGAGAGTTTGATCATCATAGACCGTGGCATCATATTCTAATGCTGTTATTTCAGCGTACAACTGGCCTTCTGTATCTTCAATCTCTCTGGTTCTTGTGACTCTAAATAACTTTTCATTGAATCCATAGATAGCATTTGTGACCTTGATAACATCACCAACATCGACCTGAAGAGCACTATAATCTGCTCTAAATGTTATGATTAGATCAACTCGACTCTGTTTAAGTTCAATATTACCAATACGGGCTGCGTGTATGGCATTATTGACCATATCAACCTTCATACTCAATTCATTATCAGGTTCATTGTCATTGCGTAATCCTGCGATGGTAGCAGTTGAGTAATAGTCAATTTGATCTTCAATGTCCTTATTGGGGAATTCAACTTCCACACTATTGAAAAGATCTTCCAATGCTGTGGCTGTGATCTGTATATCACCAATAATATTATCATCATTGAATATAAAGGCATTGGTCAATTCACCTGCGGTAGCAGCACGATTTACAATGACCTTCCATTGTCCCAATGAGTGATCAAATGTGGTCCAACTGGAACTGGCAATATTGATCTTTTCTAAATTGACCTTTTGACTATCACCTGTGGATAATACCCCATTGATTTCATAACGAACCTGTGTGCTGGTTGAACCATCACTATTAAATTGATTCGCGGGTATTTGATTGGATATTGAGTAAAGACTTAGAGTATTTGCAGTGTCAATACTGGTTGAGGTATTGACCAAACTGGCCGAGATATTGGCACCATAGGTCGAATTCGTAATATAATCATACCAAACTAAACCTGGATTTTTCAGTGTATTTGAGATTTCAAAAGTAGTAGGTGCCAAAGCAGTGACACCATTTTCCTGACTATAGGTCAATTGAACCACAGCAAATACAAGATTGTTCAATAGGTATGTAGGATGATCTGTTTCACCAATAAAGTCTCGAGCATTAGTAGCATTGTTAGTGGGGAATATTTGATTGCTTGAATCTGTGCTACCAGCATATACTCTGATCTTAATAAGACCATTTAATTTTGTATTTTCAACTACAGCCGAAGTATCTGGATCAATACGGCCATAATTCTCTAAACCCTTTTCTACAATATGACTATCTGAACCTGACTTGAATACTAATTTTTGATCGTTCCAATAGATATTTTCGCAGGTGAATGTTCCTGTTGCGGTCTTTTCACTTAATATCAGCACATAGGTCATAACTTGACGATCCGCACTCAATCTGGCATCAGTGATTATGCCCTGTTGGAATACTCGACCATATATGACGGGGATTTTATTATTTGTAGCGGGGGGTATTTGAACACGCACACCAGTATCTTGACTGGCACTACCTCGAGCACCTCCTCCCGCACTGGGCAACAAGATACGAGCAGTAATAATGGCCAAACCTGTGGCTATGACCGATACCGCAAATGCTGCGGCTGTGCCAGCAACAACGGCACCTCCAATAAAGGAACTGACAATCGCTGTGGCTGCTGCGGTAAAGATAGGCATTGCTTATTCTCCAATCATATATGTTGCTTCTATAAATCTAAATCCACGACGCTCATAATCAAACGGGGGACTGGTGGCCAATCGACTAACGGTATAACCTGTGATCTGACGGCGTATCTTTAGATCCTCACATCGGTCAATATATGTGCTCCACAGACGACCACCAACACTACTTCCTCGATATTGGGGTCTAACCCACCAAGCCAATTCACGCATTCTTATGATCTTGCGAATCCAAAGATCACTTTCTCTCAAGGCCAATATCATACCTGCGATCTCACCATCACCCTGTGCGACTAAACTGGCACCACTATACTCGCATCTCAATAGAATTTGATCAATATGACTACGATCATATTCAGGTTGATCTAATGTTGCTATACCAGTTTCATAACCAAAATTCACCAACATTGAGGTTATCTCTGGATAATCGGCTCGCTGTAAAGGTCTGATACGCATTATACACCGCCTGAAAGAGCCATATCATTACCGCCTCCACCACCATCACTACTACTGGCCGATGCGGCTGCTGGGGCTACTGGTTTGCCAAAGTCAAATGCGGTATTTGCTATGGCCTTGACTCTATACATACCAAAATCAGTAGCAGTTGAAAAACTATCAGTATTGGTTCTTCGACCTGAATATTGACGCTCCAATAAGGCATTGTTGCTTGAACATTGTAATGCTATAGTATTAGTCATAACCTTACCATCAACATCCCAATTTTCTGATATTGAATAATTGCTGACATAGCCCTGAAATCTTAAGAATACATTTGAAGTCACAAGGTAATGATCCTCGGTATTGAAAAAGGCTCGATAAATCTTGATCAAACTGCCTTTGACATTGCTGTTCAATACAATATCCATATAACTGGGCTCACCTGTGACATCACTGGGGATACCACTTAAACTCACGGTTAAGGCATTATTAGTAGCACGAAGATCTTCTTGTATCTCACTCAAACCCAATAAATGGCCTAATTGTGTATATTGATTACCGTCCCAAGTCACTGGGTTATATGAATTAGCAATTCTATATGTGGTGCCATTTACGGTCAGGTCTATCAAAAGACCGTGAAGAATATGTGTGCCTTGAACTGCGGTTATGCTGGTGGTCATATTATTTTCTCGATCATTTCAAAATTACCGTTCCAACTCATACGGTCATATGGTAATACAACATAGTTAGGTAATTGACTCAACACCATACGCCAAGTAGTCTCGGTGCCAATGTTTAGACTGCGGTTAGTTAGGCTAATACCTTCACTACTGATAATATTACGGTGTAGTGTGGCAGTCACGGTTGAGGTAGTGCCCCTCACGACTTCTGTTTGAACACTATAAGGATAACGACTACCATTAGGTTGAATTAAATCACCAACTTTGAATACAATGGTTTGATTTGTCACCGTTGTGGTCAAACTGGATTGAACTGGTTGATCATAGACCGTTGTGGTTGTGGCCGCAGTTGTTGATGAATTTGGTGCCCCACTCATAACAATGCGACTATAACTGGTTCCATCAAGAGTAATATAATCTCTTGTTATACTTGATATTGTTCTGGCACTGGTAATATATGTGGTAGTTGAAACCGTATCACCTGCTTGAATACTATACCAATTACTATCCAATTCGCTGGTTGTGATTAAGAAATCAGTTCTTGATGTATCCAATGCCCGATTATAAGTCACCGAAGTCAATGTTGAAAAACTTCGTGCGGTCATTATATAACTTCGACTTGAGAGTGTGGCCCCAAGTGCAGGTAATTGATCAATAGTAATACTGGCTGTACTGGTGGCAGTGGTTCTTAAATCGGCTCTCTGTGCGGCAGTAAGTTGTCCTTGATAAGCAGTCAGATAACTGGCTCGAGCCAAATTGACTTCTTCCTCTTCAATACGATCCTTATCCAATATACTTTCAATAATAGCACGGCTGGTGCTATATTTCATATTAGCGGGAGGTTTGACAATCCAACGCCAAGGTGTAGCACTGGCTCTTTCAGCAGTTTTCAATCTCTGTGATCTACTGATTGATTGACCAACAATACGGCGTCGATCAAACTCTATGGTCTCTGCTTGATCAATGATAGTTTGAATTGACATTACGATAATCTCCTCGAGGGTTGTGATCTACGCCCTGCTTCAGTGACATTATATATGAATTGCGGATCACGAGCCACTAATTGCTTGAAACTGGCAGCATCAACTGCTGAAATATTATACACTACATTAGTCGAACCCAATGAGGTGCCAATATTATCTATTTGATTGTTAGGTATAATAGTGCCTGCGGATTTCGGGATGAAGATTTCGGGGCCGGCCTCCCCGGTAAGGTAAGGTTGATTTGGTGATACTGGGCCACCTTGGGCTCTGGGTAATACATCACCGGCACCACCATAGCCAACTACGCCATCGGTCCCTCCTCCCCCTAAAGCACCGAAGAATCCAAATCCCGCTAATATTGATCTACGAACCGATATTCTAACAATATCAGCGATAACACTTTCAGCAAAATTATTAAATTCGAATTTACCTGTGCGAGCGAAATTCACAAACAGATCTTCCATTGATCTTGTGGTTGTTCTAAATATGGTCGCGGCTTCTTCAGCAGCATTTTTAGCACTATTACGATATTCTTCAAATGCGGTCTGCCAACCATACTGAAATGATCTTGTGACCTCATAGTTCCTCAAAGAAAATTCAACCTGTGCCTCACCGGCCAATCTATATGCTTGTTCTATTTGATTCAAGCCATTGGCCAATTCTGCTGATTGCTGTTCGGTCAATTCACCGCCCATAGCCTCGAAAGGTCGAGCAAAATTACGGGCCGCTTCACGACCGGCACGAGCATAATTCTCTGTGATATCCCTGACCTGTTTCTGTAGTTCTGATTGAGGTCCAAATCTTTCAAGATCTAAACCCTGTGTTCTGCGTTGTGTCTCACCTGTTTCTTTTCTTATATTGGCTAATATATCTCCAAGAGTGCCCATTCGACTGATTTGATCTTCAATACTCTTGTTCATCAAGTCAATTTGTTGTTGATTGATGAATTCAAATACCTTATCATCTCTGGCCTTCTTGGCAATATTCACTTGTCTTTGTTGTAGATCCTGTGCCTGGGCCTGTAGATTTAGACTATCAGCAGATGTGATCTTTCTTGTTCTTTCTTGTTCGCGTATATTGGCTAATGTGTTAGCATACTCGCCTGCGATACGAACAATTTCTTTATTAAATTCTATATTATATTGAGCATCATTAGTGCTAAATCTTTGAATATCTAAAAGACGACTTTCAGTATTCAATTGTCGTTTTTTAGCCTCATTGGTCTGTGTGGCCGCGTGATATGCTTCTTTTTGTGATTGTGCTACATCAGCGATCTTATCACGAATTTCTTGTTCATTACGCAGTCTAAAAACCGTAAGTTCGCCTTCTCGATCAACTCCATCCTGCCGTGTTTTTTCATCTAACTGGAATTTAAATTGTTGATATTTTAATTCGCCTTCTCGTCTAATAGCAGTGACTTGATCAAAATTGCGTCGTGCTGCTGCGATATCAGGGGCAGCAGCATATTCTAAAAACATCATATTTTGACTTAAAAGACTGGCTTGTTCTCCTGCTGCTCGTATATTTTTTCTAAATTCAAATATTAGATTATTGGCTTTTAATATTGGATCTATTGCTTCATCAAATATTTTTTTGAATTTTTGATCATCACCTTCAGTAATTGATCTCAAATATTTTTCTAATTCTGCTAATACTTGAACATTCTTTTCTGGGGCATTTTTATCTAAATCTTTTAATATTTGACCTAATTTGATGCCTTCTTCTACACTTAATCCCAATGATACTTTCAATCTATACGCTTCTGTTTCTGTTAGATTTAAGAAAATTTCTAATTGTTCCAAACCTGTCGAACCTGATACAATCCTTGGGGTTCTTGAAAATAAACTGGCCTCTGCAGCCTTTTTTCGTAATTCATTTAACTCATTCATTCGATTTAAAACAAAACCGAACTCTTTTTGAACTTTTGATATCCCAGCACCTAAATCAATATCCGCTCTTCTTCTTGTTAAACCTTCTTGAATAGCATAGAATCTTTCCGCAGCACCGGCAGCATCACCGAACTGGGCTCTTAAACTACCTAACCCTTGGGCGTTCAATTGTTGAGCATCTTTGAATGCTTTGACTCGTTCTTCACCTTCTTTTAATATTTCATTTAGATTACGAAAATCAATACCCATAGCCTTTACAGCAACTATGGCAGCAGGAATGGCTACAGCAGCAATACCTCCAATCAAAGGACCGAATCTACCAAAATTCCCAATCAAATCACCAATATCACGACCTAACCCTGCTGCCTCACCCGATACACCTGATAACCCCAATGCTAAATTACGAGCATCATTGATGGCCCCACGATCCATTTCACGCTTCTTACCTTGCGTGTCGGTGACTTTCTTCGTGGCCTTATCGAGATTATCATACTCTTTGACTGCGGCTCGAACATTGTCAAGACCTTCAGTTTCAATCAATAATCGTAATTTGTCAATTGTGGTGGCCATATTATTTTCCTGTTATCTTGCTGACATATACTCTAACAGCAGCAATAGTGGGATCAACCATACCTTCACGACTCTTGGGGCTATAACCTTCATTCAATCGTTGAGCATAGGGGTAATCAGCATTGATACTTTTCGCATCCTTACTGGTTCTTCTTCGAGCATTTCCAGTAAGCACGGGTGTTTTTTTTACAAATTCTGGAAATCCCGCATTGACTAACTTTTGTGCTGTCAATTCTTTCTGTAGATAGGCCAAACGATCAGTCAATTTTTTCATCTTGCTCGCCTCAATATATCCTGTAGATTATCCACATTATATTGTGTTTGATCACTGGGGTTGCTCTTGTGCTTCTCCCAAGCCGTATAGACATCTAATACCATAAGGTCGAATGTTGTGGCTTTCTCTGCTACTTCACTGGGTAATTTATTCAACATTTTGGCAAGATGTCCAATGGTTATCAGATAACTTGATTCCCATCGCTTTTCATCAACGACTTGGTTTCTGACTTTCCCAAGTGTTCATTGATCTTTTGAATGATAGCAATGGCTAATCCTGCTGGGATACTGCGGCCATCAGTCAAGGCTTTTTGACCCTGCTGATCTAACACCAACATCTCTAATATCTCACTGATATTTTCTTTTTCTTCATTTAGAGTTTGGAAATATCTGAAATAGGTTTTGATATCTATAAATTCAGGGATCCAAAATATAACACTATCACCGAACTGGGAGATGATATCTTCACTGTCCAATGTGATCTCTGTTAGTTGGGGTTTGCGGGCTATTTGATCTATACTTTTCATCTTTCTAACTCTCTTTCTTTTAATATGTTATTGACCGTCAATATAAATCTTAATCTACTATTGACCTTATCCAAATCACTTTGAATAGTTCTGACCTCACTCAAGGCCTTGGCTGATTCAGCGATCAGACTACGCAATAAATCTTCTGTAGGGTAATCTTTCAAATCCATCAATCTATCCTCTCAATATATTTAACGCAGATAAGGGGAAAGGGCCCATAAAGACCCTTTTTATCCCTCGATACAGCAGTTTAACTTACGGTGCCGGCAGTTAGATCGCCATCAACTGAAAGAGTTAGCGGACTAACCCAGACAGGTGCCTGCGGATTCACCGTCGGGGCAAGATTAGTAATATATCCTGAACCTGACACATATTTGGCACCATTACCGCGACCATTGAAATAGACACGGAAATAGACCAATGTGGCATTGTTTTGTAGATCGAATAGACCACTTACACCTGCCGATCCTGTGAAGAATGTAGTTGCATCGATAACCATATTACCAGTGATCGAATTGGTTGTTGGAGTTGGCACAGCCTTTTGACTGAACTCATCCAATTGGGTCCAATTGAAGACCCCTGCTGCGTTGTTTATAGTAATATCTTGTAAGGCCGGGACGATATAACCACTGCTGGTTGTTGAAATAGTAGCAGTAGAAATCTGTAGTGTGGCATTACTTGTATCACTTGAGACATTGATATAAGCCATTGTTTTTGTCCTTTATGTAGTTGCGATGTTTATTCTAAACTCGAAAGTATAGATCAAGACATCCTCTTGTTGCTCAACGGTGTAATCACTTTCTGAACCGAAATTGACTACTCCGGTATAGGCCTTGGCGGCTAATATAGAAGCGACCGTAGTGTCTAATCCTGAAGGTGGGTTCTTGCCATCTACAGCCAAATAGGCATTACAGATCTGATCATTTTGAAATACTTCACCGCCATTTAGTGTTGGCAGTAAAGTAGTCTGCTCTTGACGAGGCTGATCAACATACACATAACGCATATTCTTCAAGTAGAGAGGTTGGCCATTTTGACTCCAAGGTAATTCACTGGCACATTTAATAGTTCCAGTAAGTACGCTTTGTAATCTCGATACGATACCTGATCTCATCTTCGTCTCTGTAGATTGACAGGAGTGGGCATACGCTCCAATGGTTCAACCGTGCCATCATTATCAAAATCATACCAATCACCATCTTCGATCAATCTGGTGAAAAGTGATTGATACTTTTCACGATATAGACCGATCTTTCGAACCTCGGCATTATCTTCAGCACTGAAATCAGCAATACGGGGTAATAGGTATTCATAAAGTGTTTTATAAATGGCCAAATCCGTAAATTGTTGAGTTCTGGCACGAATTCTGTTTGGGTCCAAAACTGGTGCTATGGGATATGATTTTGTTTCTTCGGCTGTGGTAAAACCATTATTCTCCACTTGCCAATAACGGGCCCACCAGCCCGAGGATCTTATTTCATCCAATATCGCACTGGTGGCCTTTTCAGCAAGATCTTCCACTATGGTCTCGGTCAAGCCTTCATTGGCCTCGAATAGGCGTTGATCTCTTTCGGTGATATCTGCGTATTCACAGAATGATATCACAACCCCTCCACTGGAAATGAAAGCCATCGCATTACTCCTTATTAAACGGTTGAGTCTGCTAACAGACTTACACCGTATGATTCATAAATGGTGCCAACACCATACATAGCACTACATACAACATCAGTTCCAATAGCACGAGCACGACGCTGTGTTTCGATGCTAATATCACGCATTAGACCAAAGCCTAAAGCATCACGATGGAAAATAGCACATTGAAAGTCATCACTGGCCCCACCTGTGACTACAGGAACATTACTTGACTCAAATACTTGAACCCCGAAGAGTTGTCCGACATATCCTGAACGCATTGCTTCGTTGGCCACATCACCATAAGCACCGCCAGTAAAGGCCACAGCACCTTGAGTGGTTAGAGCGGCTTTTAGGTCATATGCGATACGAGGATGTAAAACTGCGACTACACCGGTAGTATCAACACCAATATTCTTTAGTTTAGTGATACCCTGCATAACGGTAACGGCTGTAATTGCTGTGCCAGTAGTGCCAACTACATTTGTGGTAAAATCCTCAAACTTGGCCATTAGGTCCTGGTCAATTTTACGAGCAACTGCTTCACCAAATAGACGACCAAGATCGGCTACTACATTTGAAGCACTGGCGTTGATAGCCATATCAGTGACCATTGTCATTAAACCAACTTGACCAATGGTGAAAGTTGCTACATCAGTTGAAACAGCGGTGTTGGAAAAATCATCACCCTCTGTCAAAGAAGTGGCAGTTGAAATTGGGTAAATTGGCACTTGAATGGTCTTGCCCTGTGCTGGGGCTAATGAATAATTCTTTACGAGATTACGCATAATTGAACGCTCATTGACAACGAACATTGCTTCTTGAACGATTGTGGGTAATAGGTCATTTAGTGTGACGCTTGTAGATCCAGCCATTTTTTATTCTCCTTGTTATCTGGTTAGGCCAGCGGATTTTCTGTATTCGGCATATATTTTTCGGTCTGCCGGATTACTCATATCCAACTTTGTTATGTCCATTTTCTCGCGTGTTTGAGTTAGATTGCTCTTGGTCTGTGTGGTAGTTGGACCTGCTGCCTTGAAATGAGGATTTTGATCAAGAAACTCTTTGACAAGATCATCAACTTGGAAAGGGCGACCTCGTTCTGAATATCTCACCGTGCCTTTTTCATCCAAGACTTCAACTTCTCCCGAATCATTTAGTCGAAGATTACTTTTCAGTAATGCTTGGACCTGTTTTGGATTTACCGCACCCATCTGTGCAGCCACATTTACCAACGGCATATCTACCGTATAATTTTTAATAACTTCATCACGCCTACGGATTTCTTCGTCATGTTTTGAAACAATATCAGCAATAATTTTATCAAACTCACCCCGTTTCTTTTGGAGTTCCAGTTGTTGCTGTTCTTGTTGTTGCTTCAATTGACGAAGTTCGTCAATATCACCTAATTCAGCAAGAGTCTTTTCATATTTTTTCTGGATCGCACCTCGAGTGCGGGCCATCATATTATCGACTTCTTCCTGTGTGTAGGTCTTGACTTTGGGTGCCTGATCGGAGTTTTGAGACAGATCAGTGCTGTCTATAGCCGGTGTATTGTCTGACATCGTGGCATCGCCTTTATAAGTTAAACGGGCGTACTGCGACGCCCTTGCCACTTATTTATTGAATCGAATTAAAAACCTCTAATTTACGCCGAATACGATTCAAATGAGATCTATTCTGTTGTATGAGGATGGGATAAGGAGCAGCCGATGGACCATAACCTGGATAACTGAATAACCATTCATTATTGGGATCCAATTGATCCATTTGCTCACATAGAGATTCTATTAGTGCTTCAGGTTGATCAATGATCCATATCCTGGCCAAAAATGATCCTAAATCTGGAACTGGTTGATCTTGACTCCAATTCTGGAAATCAATTTGTCCTTGAAGATAGGCGGCTAAACTCCAAGGACATTGCTCACGAATACTCCGAAAGTATTCTAACCACACTTTATCGTTTTGGTGGTTTGCGACCACGACCACGACCTCTGCCCATTGCTTGGTTCATAGTTTGCTCCTTTATCGTTTAGGTTTATACCCAGCGGCTCTGATAGCACGCCCCTGTGCTTCGGCACGCTGTTTTGCTCCTGGTCCTGTATAGATACGACCTGATTGGCCATATCTATAACCTACAACTGGTTGTCCATTTCGGGTAGTGCTTATTCTACGAACTGGCATCTTCGAATCCCTAATTGATCAGACTGATACCACTGACTAACGAATTTTGATCCCAAGATTGTTCCTCAACGGGTCTGCGTTCAAATACAACATTCAATGGTGGTAATTTGAATACAAACCGTTGATCATATGGTCTTGTAGATAATATATTCATTTCGTGATAGACCTGAATACTACCAAATATTTCCATTACTCTTCCTTCTCTTGATCTATTATTCTTTTAGCCCAAGTAAGACCAGCAGGACCACCCCACATTAGGTAAGCCTGTGTGCCTGGGGTATTCTGTCCTGGTCGATAATACTCTCGGGCTCGACTTAAAAAACTAAAAGTTCTTTTTACTATATCTAAACTCACTGCTTCTCGATTTGCGAATTGACGAGCACGGGCCAATCCCACTGCGGTGCCCCCTTGATTACTGGGGCTACTTTCTTCACGCAATCTCAAACCTCTTCGTGCTGCTATACTCATTGCCAATGTTGGAGTATAAGTGGCCATATCAATAATCTTCTTTATGAACGAAACCCTGTTCCATATAAGTGATATGTTCTTCTTCAGTTCTGGCAATGACTTCTTCACCTGTTTCTGGATTGAACATTTCGTGTGGCTCAAATTCTGGGGTAGGTGGTATCTGATCAGCAGGTAGATATTCGCCTTGTGGTAAGACTACATCTGGTTCTTCACCTAACAACTCAACTAATTCGTGATCAATCAAATTCAATACACGGGGATCAGTGGCTGTGTCTCGAGCCATCTTCAAGTGTTGGAATTCACGATCATCATCACGAATACTGAATGTGTCTGGATATTTGATCTCACCCATCCATAATCTATTTTGATAAGCACCGAATAACTGCCAAATCTGTTCTTCGGCTAATTCTAAATTATCGGCCTTTTCTGATAGTTTAGCAGAAAGCAAATTGAACTCAACTTCCATCGCTATACCGGATTGAACTTTCTTAACTGAACTGCGAACACCACCGGTAAAACTCATTGTATCTATGGCTTCAACTAACTTATCGATACTGCTATGAATAGCACCAACACTGGCTGATCCACTTTCGAGGTAGTAAGGGTTTTGACCCGCGTCCGCACCTTCCTGTAATACAATAAGGGCACCGGCACCTGATCCCAATTGTGCTGTGGCGGGCACAACCAAACTGGGGTGGCCATTCAGTCTAATCGCCTGTTCATTTTCACTGGTAAAATTATATAGAGTTCGTTGTATATCGGCCACATCAGTTATATCACTGACCCCAATATCTCTGGTGATCCCTCTTTGATTATAGACTAATACAGCGGGGATACGACCTAATAAATTTGGCTCTTCCATTTGAAGATAGGCTTCTTTCTTTGTGTCATCCATTATCCAAGTCTTAATCGAGGTTGTGGTCCATTCTTTGATCACGGTGATTTTGTCTATGACTTCTTCAACATATTTTAGATAATCGAGTTCATAACGACCATTGGGCATTCTACGCCAACGCCAATCACTACATACAAGTGGGCTAACTAAATTCACATAGGGTCTTACACCAGCAGCCAATTCCTGTGCCTGTGTGGTCTGTCCAACATTGGGTTTTGACATTATGACCCATACATGACCGAATACTGATGACCAAATTGCGACCTGTTTCATAAAACTATCAAAGTCTCGTCCTTCTAAATCGGCATCACGAAGGAAACTTTCAACATCTTCATAACCCTCCCAATCATTGAAATCACGATCGGGATGTTCTCTAAAAAGGAATGAAATATAGGTTTGAATTACAGATGAGCAATAATTTGTCAGTGGGGTATTTTGTAGTCTGGCATTATATTCATTAGCGGTCTCTAATTGATATTTTGTTAAATGACCAGCACGGCGGAATTCTTCCCCTCCCACGAATGACTCATATAGAAATTGCCAACGATCTCTATTGCGTGTATAGAGCCAATGTGTTGAGTTCAGTGCTGTATAATCATCTAAAAGGGTTTGATTGGCCATTATATTATCCTATTCTATGCCCCCACATCACGGGTGGTTGCGGTTTAATCTGTGTTCTAATTGGATAGAGGTAATCCGTCATATAGCGTAAAGCATCGAATTGATGATCAAAGCCTGAATCTTTATCAGGGATGCTGGTGCCCTGTTTATATGTGAATTTCTCTAAACATTCTATTGTATATTTACAACGAGGATCAAAAAACAAAGTGCTAACGCCAGTAGAACTACGCAATTTGGCATTTACCGCGTTGATTCCTGATCTGACGGGGTTATGACTTGCTGGGGCGAGAACCCTGAAACCGGCGTTTTTAAGGATTGAATGGTCTGTTCTATTTTGAGCACTTGTGCGTCGAGCCGAGCCTGCTGGGTCCGGATAACAGATAATTTTATTTCCAACATATCTATTTTTAATTTCTTCCACCAATTCATCAGTATTACTCCCAAATATTCTTATTTCATCTACACAATGTAAGATTTGATCTCGTTTGACTGCTACTACAGCACTTATGGGATCCACATTGAAATCAATCCCGATATGTAATTCTTCCGGTAATCGACCTTCATAAGGTTTTACATTATATGATCTATCGAACGCATACGCTATACGACCGCTAAATGTTTCGAAACTACCTTCATATTCTTGTTTGAATGTTTTTTCATCCAATACACGGCGAGCGGCTTCGATCTCCTCTTCAGGGATATTACCGCCTTCTAAACTTGTATATTGAAAACTGGCCCATTCATCGGGATATATCGCAGCCAAATCATAGAGATCTTTGACCCAGTTTAGACCTGCTGGTGTTGATATGAATAGGGCCCAACCTTGACGATCTGATAATGCTGGGCGTAATACAGAGGTCCAAGCCTCTTCATCGATTATAGCGGCCTCATCCATAATCACGGCATCAAGGCCGACCCCGCGAAGGTTTTGGGCCCCGCCATCGGCACCTTTGAGACTTATGGTTGAACCATTCTTTAATTGAATTGAAAGTTCAGTCTCATTTACTTTCTTTACCCAACGAAGATCCAATAGTTTATTCTTTAACTTCTTCCAACAGATCAGTTTAGCCTGTCGATAAGTCGGTGCTATATAAAATATTTCTCTATCAGGTTGTGCTGCTTCACGACACATAAGCCAAATAGCCAAGGTGGTCTTCCCGAATCTTCTGCCGCATATCGCAACCTTGAATCTTCGGGGGTCATTGGCTATTATACGCTGTCGTTCTTTAAGTGGCATCTTCGTCAAATAGATCTTGGAACTTTGTCGATTCTTGTTCTTGTGATTCAACCCAAGCATCGATTCTTTTCTTTGATATTTCTATATAGCGTGGGTCTAACTCACAACCGATATAGTTAAAGCCTAAACCCACAGCGGCCATACCTGTTGAACCTGAACCGTTAAAGGGATCAAGCACGGTGCCGCCTGGTGGAGTGATCAGTTTGATCAAATATTTCATCAGTGCTACAGGTTTTACGGTGGGGTGGTTATTACCGATATTGCGTGTTTGTTTATTGATTTCACACCATTTGCGATATTCTTCTTTCAAACCATGTGTATATATTACACCGCATTGGGGCAGATAGATTTGTGGATTATTACCTCTATCTTTATATAAAAGGGGTTGGCCATTCTTATCAATATAATAACCTCCCATCTCTTCCAACATAGATCGAGTTGAGGGCGGAGAATCATTACTACCTTGAATATTCTGTTTTTTTTGAATATAGTTTCCACCATTGCTTGTGCCTTGATATCCACTTGGATCAGTTGGAATATTAGTAGTATCAAACCCTAAATGTCTCTCTTTTCGACTAACTTTGGGACAATAGAAATACTTTTGATAACCTGGGATCTCACCGATGACATTTGAGGGGAATCGGCCTGCTACGGTCTTCCATTCACTATAATCATCAACTTCTTTACCTGCTGTTTCTAATGACGCATTATTACTAAATGCTGATTTACTTTCATATGTTATTGAATCACCAACACGACAAGCATCAATATTCAGTGCCCCAGTTCCCCACCGTTGAACCGTATCTTTAATACTGCCTCGAATGGGTTTGCGAGCCAAACATATGGGTTCGTGTGCGGGCTTTAAGGCTGTGCCCCAACCCGCCCATTCATTGTCTGCTGGTTTAAGGACTTCTTTAAGTGGGCAAGGATTATTAGAGCATTTCTTTTGATTGCTACCATTCTCAAACTTACCACATTGAGGACATTGTGTTCCCATACCAACAATCTGACTACTATTTGCTGATGGAAGTTTCTTTCTTTTTCCTTCCGAGCGTTCTATTGATTTACCAATATCTTGACTCTTGGGGAAGCCTGAACTATATAACCACATTATTTGATCACGAATCTCAAACCCCGCCTGTTCCAAAGTGATAGCAAGATGATGATAGGTTCTGGCCGCACTGAAAGCCAATATATGACCCCCGGGCTTTAGAACACGAAGGCACTCTTGATATGTATCAAGAGCCCCAGTATTGGCATCCCAACTTTTACCTAAAAAATCTATCCCGTAAGGCGGGTCTGTCACAATAGCATCGATTGAATTATCGGGTAAAGTTTTAAGGGCTACCCGATTATCGCCCTGAATAAGTTGATATTTCATTTCGTTTCTCCGTAGCAAATATCATAAGAAAAACGGGGCACTCTGGCCCCGTGATTGAGTTTAACCGTGATTCTCAAAGATTTCTATATTATAGATCTTTGAAAACATCTCTAAACATTTTTGATTCGTCTCAAACGCCACTTTATAATTTTTATCGAAATTACCGTAGTCTTCGTAATACCCTTTATCATCACCGATAGACTTATTATGAGCGATCAATTCGGCAACGAGCCAAAGAGGCCCACCGGGTGTATCTTGAAACTCTATCTCATAATTTACAACATTATCTTCATCATAATAAAACAATAAAATATTTTGTGTCATTTCGTTTCTCTATAGCAAATATCATAATAAAAAACGGGGCACTCTGGCCCCGTGTTGTTTTTTTAGTGTTCTAAAACCTCAGTCCAAGTCAATAGCCCTGCTTGATCAAGTCTATAGACTTCTCTCGCCGTAGTTTCTTCTTCTATAAAATAATGACGCTCTTCGTCAGTGTTAAATGATAACCAAATCGCTTTTAAGACTTCTACTGATCTATCGATAGATTTTTTTTGTGTCATTTCGTTTCTCCTTTTGAGTAGCACACAAATATAAAAAGCATTTACTCTTTCTATTTTATTATTATACTTATTTATCTATTTTCTGTCAAATGTCGTTTTTTTACAACAGGGTCATTGAGCCGTAATTTTATTAATCCAAACTCCGCCAAATTGACTTTGAGTTTTCAATCTTTGAAACTCTTGTCTTCCCAAAAGTCTATCCGTAAATGACATTGTGATTTGACCTCGATGACCTAAATCTATTGTGATAGTATAGTCAGCGGGTTTGGCAGTATCTGGTGCGTCAATATCGCGTGTTTTAATTTTCATAGGTCTTCATCATTAAATGGTAGTGGTGCGTTGGCTTCAGAATTATTGGGATTGTCCGACATGCCCAAAATATTTTTCGACAAGAAGATCTGCATCACAGCATTACCATTCAAGGCATTCTTGACCATAGCGGTGCGTAGTGCTGTTTTAAGATCCTGGCGACCTTTAGCCATCGTTTCGCTAAAGTTGTATCTCAATGTATTGTAATCAATATCAAACCAAGTGGCTATTTCGGCATCAGTACAGCCAATGGCGGCCAACTTATAAACATCTTCTGGCACTACAACTCGTTTTCTAAGTCCTCTACCAACCTCATAGCCATAGACTTCAACTGCTTTAAGTTGTTTGGGTTTGTTTCCAGTCTTTGAGGGATCAGGTAGGGGTTCTGGAGGTAGTGGTATGACCTCATACTCAATAGTAGAGGTGTGGGTGTCTTCAATCATAATAATATTTAACTAATCAACTAAAAAAGTCATAAAAAAAGACCGCTTTTCGGGGCGGTCTAATTATATAATAGTATCTAACAATGATCACCAATCATTTTGCTGTCTCAATCTCTTGTTCTGAATAGTCTTCAATCTTTTTCATCCAATTAAGAATATGTGGATTAAATCTAAACATATGGGCCAACGCATCAGATAATCGATAGACCTGACTATGACTCATTTTGATTCTATAAACATCTTCAATGGCGTGTAAAATCTCGTGAAACATTGTTTCAATAGCATCGTGTCCGGTCAAATTGGGATCGATTCTCATAGTATGATTTAAGACATTGCTACAATCACCATTTACACCAGCAAGAATCTTTTCTTTAGGTAAGGGATGAATGTCATAATCAATATTGCCAATTAGAATTCGTGAAGGCAATTTGGGCTTTTTCATTGTGCTGCTCCTTGATTCGACCAAACAATCTTACCGTATTGGGCACTACGAATAAGACCTTCTTGCTGTGCTTCATAAAGCATATTAGCCAAAAGTTGTTGAGCGGGTGTCCAAGAAAAATAGGCAGTGTTTTTCATTTGAAGATATTCTTTGTAATCTTCGCCAATACTGGACAAATAGTCTTTGACTTTCATTGTGCTGCTCCTTTGTGTGTGTTGTGTAGCATTCACTACACCTCTATAATAGCAGTTATAGAGGCTGTAGTCAATTGTGGCGAATTTACAACACTTCAACAGCCTGATCATTAGCCCAACGAGCCTGATTGGCAGCACGGGCTATTTCTACTTGCCGTAATTCTTGTATATGATCTTCTAAATATAAGATCGCATTGGCTATTTGATCAATTGGAGTCGTGGGATCAATATCTGTAAGTGTATCTTCAATTGGCCAATAACTCAATAAGAATTTAAGTGTATCCTCTGCTTGTTGCTGTGTCATATCGAGGACATCTAAACGATCAGGTATCCTCATCTTGGCTCCGTTGTGCTGTCAATGCGAAATCCCTAAACTCACCGAATTGTTCGTGAATAATCTCAACTATTTCACTGATCTTTAGATCGTGTTCTAAATAGGTTTGACCTGAAATCTCTTGATGTGTAGAATCTTTGAATACGGTCAGAGCGACCTGTAATGATATTTGGTTCATCTTCTTGTTCCTTCAATACGGCCAACGGTTTGACCTCGTGTGTTTGTGATCCAACCTTGGCTATCAATACGACCTGTGGTTTGACCCCGTGTGTCAGTGATCCAACCTTGATGATCAATACGACCTGTGGTTTGACCTTGACTATTAGTCATATATTGTGGTGGTGGACTAATTGAACTGGCGGGCGGTGTGGTGCCTGTGGGTGTTTGTGCTGCTACTTGACCTGTCAATAGTACAGCACATAATATTACCTCTTTACGCATTAGTGTCTCCTTGATTTATTATAGGTGGTTTAGGCGGTGTTGTCAATCACCTAAATATTTTGTATCTTCATAACCTATAGCACGGCTAATTGAAATATCAACGGGATAGCCTTTGACCCCTTTGAGATTTAAGATGATCTGTGTGGCACTACCTTGACGAACCCAATAGCCGTGCCGCATCGGTTCAAAACGACTATCAAGTTCATTTAGATCTCGTGGTCTGACATTTTGACACCAAAGATCATATAGATTATAAAATAAATGATCTTTCATTGGAATCTCACAATATCCTCAAATAGTGGTGTGGTATCACGATCTGCTCTTCGATAACGACTGATAACCAATTGTTGATATCGAGTCATAATACAGACATTAGGTAAGGTCCAAGCACCTTCCCAATCGATACGACTCAAAACATAGTCGTGGGGTTGTCGGCCTCGATTCAACCAATAGCGATCATCTTCCCAAATAGTACGCCATTGATCCCAAGTGATATCACATAATTCAGATCTATATTCACATTGGGCCTTGAAACGCAGCCAAGCCAATCGCTTGCGACCAACTTCGCCAGTCCAAACTTTATTTTTATTATGCTTCTTGGTTTTCATCTATGTATATCCTCGGTAAGGGCTCGTTTTAAGGCCCATCCCAAGCGTAATCTTGACGCCAATGTATGATGATTGATACCGTACTCTCGAGCCCAACTTTTTAAGCATTGAGTTCTGCGGCGGTAAGTTAGTTGAACGCTATGACCATCTGGTCTATTGCCCTTTTCTTCACCTGTGGCCCAATATAGATTACCGGGGCGGAAGTCATCATCAATATCAATTCGTGTTAGGAATTTACTGCGACCTCGTGGTGGTCCCAAATTCGATAGAATCCAAGATTCAAATAGATCGTATTGACCGCGACCCCAATGACTTTGGATACCTCGGCCTCCGATATTGGGGTAATCAAGATGGTTGGGGTTATTTGTGGCACCTCGCATCCAATTCCAGCGAGCGTAAAATTGTCCTCTTCGTCTCGTCATATCTGTTATTCTCCTAATCTTTCTTGTGACCAACGATCGTAGTGTCGTTGTCCTCGTCTGGCCTGTTGGCATATCTCTTCGGCCTCTTGACCTAACTCTGTGGTAATAAATGGTCTATTCACACCTTGGAACATCCCACCTAATGTATCTGTATTCAACATCTGATCCGCGAACCAAGAAAAAAAGTTTCGATCTGGGTGATTACAGACAAAATCATTTTGATCTATTTGATCTACTGCTCGGGGCAACCATACATCTCTAAATATGGCCCAAGCACGGGGTCGAAGATGTTGTTTCTTTAATAAGACTACTTGTTGTAGTGCTGCTGCTATAATATACCGATCGTGTTCTGTCAATTCCATTTCGCATAAGGCCTCCTAATATCAGTTATTTATCAATGTTAGTAAAAAACCGATTAAAATGGGGGATTTTAATCAAGCCTTGGCGGATGGCCTGATCAGTTTCAGATTTGGATAGCCAAGCGATGTATTGGCCGCAATCACAGCACCAATAGCGAGCCAAGTTCGGTGCTGTACTGCTCTGTATCTCAACTTGGTGATTTTGATGTTGTTTTAATGGTTCATATTTGTTTTTCATTAGAATATGGCTCGCGTTTGAATTTGGTAATTTTTATTATAGTTTTTGCGTAGTGGTTCAAAATGTTTATACCATTCTTGTCTTGTTTCTAAATCTAATATTGAACCTCTACTTGTATTAGTATCGAATATCATTTTCACAGAATTAGATTGTGCCCACCATAAATCTCGTGTAGTGGCCAACATCCAATATTGATGGATGGGACTATGTGTTAAACAAATATCGTGATGTTGATATGTGCCGTGTCCTTTTTTATAAAATGAAAAGATTTCTAATTTACCAAATATATTGATCATATCACCAATACAGATTGCGTGAAACCAATCCGTCAATTCACTCGATGCTTGATGGGTTTTCCATATACTGACATTAGTAGATGAATACCGATTAGTTAAAAAACGATCACCGCGATCTGTGTTCAAATAGATTTCACCTGAATTGATTTCTATTTCGATCTTTTGTTTATAGTTTATCATATTGGTTTATCTCTGCTTGTAGTTGAGATCGATCAAGTGGTTCTCTTTGATCTGGTGCTTTTGGATAATTTCGTGATATCCATAATACTAAATCGGGTGCTGTCCGACATAATTCTTCGATTGACTTATCGATGCTAAAAGAACTATACATTTCTAAATCTGCTTCTTGAGGTGGATTATAAACAGGGGGCGATCCAACTCTATGATTTGACCAATCAACCATTTTCTTTCTAAATTCGTTATCATAATCACTCATTTTTAAGTCTCCTTTATGAAATTATTTTACATAAATTATAATATTTCTACAACAATCAAATACCCCAATTGGAGATCCTACAAACATATATAAAATATAGATTTAATATTGGCTATTATTATAACCTTACTATCAATCTATGAGATCCTACAAACATATATAAAATATAGATTTAATATTGGCTATTATTAAATTCATATAACCCCATATTCCCCGTTCGTATGTTTGTTCTTGTTCGAAGAGATCTTTCTAATAAGTTCGAAGCGAAGCGAAGAACGGATCAATATGAGCGATAAGCGAATGATTGATCCCTCATTCTTGATCATATACTGACCAATCGAACTTTATTCGAAATCCCGTTTTCCCAAAAACGATATCACTCAATTCATTGGGATCAATAAACCTCGTAGATCTAAATCCATCGTGTTCGTGAAAATATTTGATCTTCTTCTTTTTCAAATGACCGATAACTGATTTCATTACTAAACTCTCTAACATCTGATAGTAATTGGTTTTATCTACACCTCTTATTCTACGGGATTTCTCTTTGCCATCAATAATCTCAGTTCCAGTATCAATTTTTACTCGTAATATTGACCACATCACACGAATATCTCTCTGAAGTTCTTGAATATAGGGATTTCGTCTTATTTGATTCATCTTATAGGTATTTCCTCCCAATATGGCCAAAATGCGATTATGTTCATAATAGGGATTCATTCGTGCTCCTTGAAATAGGCCATTTAGAATTTGTTTAATCACTGCTTCCCCAATATTCAATTTGATACTCAATTCCGTTCGTATTTCTTTTTTGAATTCAATATAAGCCTCAATGGCTTCGAGATGTAAAGGTGTCAAATGGATTCGTTGTGCTTGTTGATATAATAGTGTTGGGGCACAACACTCAATATCATAATCATAGGGATAACCTCGTTGGCTCCATTGATCTGCTTTATGTCTTCTTGCTATATATTGTAAGGTATGAAAACTACGCCATTCTGCTTGATTCATTTCAAAATCACCTGATGCTATTTGATCTTCACATTGATCAAATCGAGCCTCGATACGCAGGAAGCGTAATTGTGTAGGTGGTAGTCCTAATAAACTGCGTAGATAATTTAGGTGTTGCTCATTTACACGATATTGCTTACTGAACTCACCTGGTTGAAATCTATCATTGATTTGAACTAATAGATATTTCTGTAGCCATCGACCGCTGGGGCTACTACCAAATGCTTGTGGATCACTTAATTTTTTGCTATGGATGCGTTGATCTTCCGCACCGATGTTTTGTTCAACCCATTCGATGACACGAAGGGCTAATCTTCGATTTCTCGAATCTTCTAAATTGATCAATATTATCTCCTAAAAATAATAATTGGCGTTTTGATCTCGCAACAGATCAAATCGCAGTCTCCTTATCACAATATTATTTATATAATAATTTAGAAAGTCAAGAAATAAGGGGTAAAATGAAAACCCCCCAATTGCTGGGGGGTCCGTGCCTATAAAATCAAACTTTAGGTAAATGAAAGACGCGGTAGATGTTGCGATTTAGGAGACTTCAAATGACAAAGCAATATTATTTTTAGGATTGCGAAAACACAATTCAACAAGCATCATATGAAATATCTACCGCACAAGTATTTAGTTGGAGTTCTAAATACTCTATTATTATACAATATTTTTATGACAGGTCAAACACTTTTTCTGCCAAAGAGGATCAGGCACACAGCGAATATAACCGGGATGTGTGACTCGCTTTGAGCAATAAAGACAGGCAGTACGCTTGGGCTCATAATATTGTATCCCATCACGCAATTGACGATAACGGGGTTGTAATACTTGACTGAGTATGATTTCAAATCGGGCTGGCCTCATAGCCAATTACTTACCCAACTATCGAAGCAAAATGGCTAAAATCCCTAAACAGGCCAAAGTAATACCAATACCAAGCCCCTGAAAATATCGACAGAATTTTCGATTATTTTGTTCAAATAAGGCCAAAATATCCTGAATTTTTGCCTCTAAATTCAGGATTTTTGCCTCTAAACCTCGGTAATTTTTTTCACAAGTATCTATGTGCTGTTCGAGGTCTCGTTTAAGTTTTGACTCAAACATTATCCAAGAGCGACCCAAGCACTACCATTATAAAATGCTACATAGGCAGTGGTAGTTGAGAATGTTGCTGGGTCCCAAGTGACTCCATCTGCTACTGCGATCGAACCAGTGACATAACCGACTGGTTGAGCAGTTTGAACTGGTAGATTGAATAATGGAGCACTGATCTTGACCGATGCTGTGGTAAATTCAGTGATCGTGGTGATGACTGAACTCTTTTCTTCATAGATCTTGACCGAACCGCCATTCTCTGTCTTGTTGATTCGAATCTTGGCTGAGTCTGCACCTCTTTGACCAGCAAGTAGTAGATCTGGTGCACCAAATATGCGAGCATCTGTGCCACCACCACCAAAGTCGATCTGTTCATTGCGAATGAATATCACACCATAACTGGTATCACCCAAGCCCATATTGCCATCGCCGTCATCTTTGATCAACACACGATTGCTTGAATCTTGCACACGGGTAATTGTGGCTGTGGTGACTTCAATGGGCACTGAAAAATCAACTTGATTAGTTGTAGTGTTCCAAACGATAACACTACTATCACCGTCGCTCTTATTGCGAACGGCAAACTCATTGGAAGTAAATCTTGCAGTTTGAATATTTTCAAATGACAAGACTTGATCATCCATACTCATTCGAGTCTGTTGATTTGTAGTGCCTGCACTTACGGTATCAAATAATAATCTGGTTCCCAATGCTGTAGTTGAAGCATTTTCTAACATACGAACTTTGATAGCGGCTACGGTGTTGCCATTACCAGTATTAGAATCTGTGGTAGGAGTCTGCCATTGAATATCATAAACTGCATCATCTTGTATAAGTTTATTTCTACGAGCACTCATACCACTACGGCGAACACCAACAAGACTGATGTAGTTTGTATTAGATAAGTTGAGATTATCAGCACTGCCGTCATTGGCCACACCAATTATGGTATGTTGTGCATTAACCCAAGTCACTGCCATCTTACCGTGGCCAGTATAGGTTGTGCCACCTGCTGCCGGTGTTAAAGTTGGATTGGTTCCAGCATTATCATTGAAGAACAAGTTTAGGGTTGGAGGAGCACCTGTGACCAAAGTCTGGCTGGTTCTCATCCACCAACGGCGGCTGGTTGAATTTAGTTGAATATCCTGTGGTTGATCACGGAAGAACCAATTTACACCTGCGTTAGTAGTAGTCGAACCTGAATTAGTCCAAGCACCTGCTGCGGTCAATAATATCATACCTGGAGCAAATCCGCGATCTACTTTGGTGCTGGCTGTGCCATCATAACCTGAAAACTCATATGCTCCAAGAGCATTGCCATTATTCATTGCTAATGGTGTGCTGGGTGTTCCTCTATAACCTTCAAGTGTAATACTGGCCTGTGGTGTAGATGAACTGGTTCCACCTGATTGGTTTTGACCATAATCTCTTATTAGACCGCGACCGATTAGACCTGAAGTATAATTTGAAGCGTGAATCAGATATGGAGTTGAACCACTTCCTGTCCAATAACCTGTGCTGGCCAATGAATCACCACCAAGGACCGCACTACGGGCGATCTTGGTGCCACTATTCACGGTTAAGACATTTGTCACCGTTAGACTATTCACCGTGGCATCTGAATCAGTAGTAAATCCGCCTTGGGCACCTTGGCTACCTTGTGAGCCTTGGCTACCTTGGAAGCCCTGTGCCCCAGCATCGCCTTGATGACCTTGGAAGCCCTGTGCCCCTGCGTCGCCTTGATGACCTTGGAAGCCTTGTGCCCCTGCGTCGCCTTGATGACCTTGGAAGCCTTGTGCCCCTGCGTCGCCTTGATGACCTTGATTGCCTTGATTTCCCTGATTACCTTGGAAGCCTTGTGCCCCTGCGTCGCCTTGATGACCTTGATTGCCTTGATTTCCCTGATTAC